GGCGCAGAGCCAGGGAGCTCAAGGTGGGCTTGATACAGGCGCAGAGCCAGGGAATCCAGGGGGAACCAAACCGGATGTCCCGGAGGATTATTAATTTTAAATATTGTATTTACTTCCATGTATTAGATGTGGTACAAGAATTTTGTACTTGATTTTTATCCTTTTCTCTAAACAAATCCTTGATCCTACCAAGGATTTTGACCTCGTAACACGGGAGTGGTTTTGGTCATAACTTCCCTTCTTCTGGCCATCCCGGCCGAAAAATCCCCCCAAAAGAACATTCGTACTCAGGAAAAAGGCGACACGTCTCCTGAATTTCCCCGTATTTCTTTAGATGTTAAGAAAAGGTACATGGTTGATTATATTACGCTTTCTTCTAAAAAGGCGCCACGTATATTAGACCCGCGCACCTAAGTGGCACCAGTTAAATCCCCGTAATCATTAAGAAAAGGCACAGTTGGCGACGGCGCCATATCGCGCGCGAAGGCGATTTAGGGAGATACCCCATTTTTTATTTTCCTGGCCATACGTCGCCTCATAACGGTCCTTGGTCATTTTATTCAATAAAATCAAATACTTATGACACAAAACGGGGGCGACACATACGGCGACGGTAAAACGGTACGTGTCGCCTTTTTGAGAGGTTTTATAATAAAATCAGGGGGTTATAAATGTTTGTAAGGCGACACATCCCATAGGGGCTCCCCCCTTTTCCCTCGCGCTCTATATATCCCCCTTGTAAACGATCTTTCGCGTAGCGCGTATAATAAACCTAATAATTTTAAGTACTTATAAGATAGTCGATAATGATTATCGGGTAATAATTTGATGTTAATTTTTATGTAAGTGGTTAATATTATTATACGTCGCCTTCTAATTTTGGCGACCTGTGGCTTACGGATAAGTTGATATTAGATTATTATACGATAATCATTACCAACTATTTCATAGATACATGGATTAATTAGGAAAAATGGGATTTAATCTCCGGGAAGAGGAGATCTGAGGACGGAATTTCTGGATAAGATAAGAAGGATCAAATCGACTGTAGGCGACCGGATCGAATATTTTCCCCTGGTCATCTCGTCGCCGGATGCCTGAAAGTAGGATAAAAATTATCTGATCTAATAAAAATTATTTAATCTAATAAAAATAATGGTTTATCTATTGTCTTAAACATGGTATATTAAAATAATATAAATTTCAGTTTGATGTAAATTTTTCACAATAATGATCTTGGCCAGGATGAATGATCAGGGGAAAAAGGATTTGATCATGGGAAAGACGGATCTCATGAAGAAAACTTGTCCGGAGGACGCGCCAGAGCGGATATTTGCACTATGTTCGCGATTAGGGGCCACAAGAAAGGATCTAGCTGCTGCGTTTGGTGTGCCGGAAAAAACCTTGATTAACTGGGTGTACAACATCCCGGAATGCAAGAAGGCCTACAGAGAAGGATCTTGGGCCTACACAACGGGGCAGGTAGAAAAGTCCCTGGTCCGGAGCGCCATGGGTTACGATGTCATTGAAGAGACGCGCGAGCGCGTAGTGACTATAGATGCAAACGGAGATGCTCACGAGGGGATGAAACTCGTGAAGACCGTGAAGAAGCATATTCCCCCGAATCACACATCTCTCCTGTTTTATCTCTGCAATCGGGCCAAATCCGACTGGAAGAACATCAATAAAATCGAGATCACGGGAGAAGAAGGCGGTCCGGTACAACACGCTGAGTTACACATGCATCTATCCATCGCGGATCTTTTGAAACAAATCCCGGATCTTGAATCGGTTCGACAGATCCGCGATGGATTGAAAACCATAGAATGCAAAGTTTCTGATGGGAAAAGATGATGAACTTGGCGGCAAAACTCCAGGATTATCCTGCCGATGATGTCTTGTGTGCGATCAATAAGTATTTGGCCGAGCAGGATTTTTCAGAGTTCTGCCGCCAGGCGTGGCCTCACGTAGAACCTGGACGCAATCTCGTGTGGGGCTGGCACCTTCAGGCCAAATGTGATCATCTCCAGGCAGTCTATGCTTTCACTGTTCCCCCTGAAATTGATCCCATAGCAAAAAATCAAATAGGAATTCAGTCCCTCATCATCAACGAACCACCGCGTTGCTCGAAGTCGTTATTCACCTCAGTTTTGTTTCCTGCCTGGGTTTGGACTCGATGGCCCGGTGCCAGGTTTCTTTGCATCACTTACGCGGAGGATCTGGCCGAACGCGATGCTCTCAAATGCCGTCAGCTCTTGGAGTCTGATTGGTATCAATCCAGGTGGCCGGGTAGAACCATAAACAGTGACCAGTCAGCCAAGAAGCGATACAACATTGGCAGCCATGGCGGGTTTCGAGTTTCTACGACGATACTCGGTATGGCAACCGGTGAAGGCGGTGATTTTCGGATTATCGATGATCCCCACAACGTGAAGAAAGCTCTGTCCGACACGGAACGCAAGCAAGCGAATACCTTCTTCGATCTTACCTTACCTACCCGTGTAGTAGATCCTGAACGATCCTCCACTATCATATGTATGCAACGCCTTCACCAGGATGACCTCACTGGGCATGCTCTTTCTGGGGGGAATCCTTGGGATATTTTATGTCTCCCGATGGAATATGAAGCTCGTAAGGGTAATCAGTGTTCTACAGCCCTTGATTTCATTGATCCCAGATCTGAGGATGGAGAATTGCTTCATCCCGAACGGTGGACCAGGAAAGCCGTAGAGAAAGCGAAAAACGATCTCAGAATGGAATTAGGTGATTTCGGTGTTGATTCTCAATTCCAACAACAGCCAACTCCTCTTGGTGGTGGTATGTTCAAGCCTGACAACTTGGTAATGGTCAATGAATGGCCCTCCACCAACGATCTAGACAAAATAGTTCGATATTGGGACAAGGCTGCTACGTCCGGATCTGGGTGTTACACGTCAGGTGCCTTAATGGCGAAAAACAAAATCACGCAGAGAACCATAATACTTGACATTGTAAGGGGGCAATGGGATACGGATGATCGTGAGGCTCATATCCAGGCTACAGCCTATCAGGATTGTAGACGATTGGGCATCTCTCCAGGAAACGGAAAATATGCCGTGAGAGTGGAGCAAGAGCCTGGATCGGGTGGAAAGGATTCTGCACAATTCACGGTCAAGGGGCTCGCTGGCTTCAATATAAAAGCAATAAGAAAGACCAAATCGAAGGAAGTGGATTGGCTTCCCCTGTCAGCTATGGTGAATGCCGGAGCAGTAGAGATGATTGAAGGCCCTTGGAATAAAGAGACCAAGGATGAAATGAAGAATGCTCCGTTCGGCAAGTACAAGGATGACTTGGATGCTTTGGCCGGGGGTTTTGCTTACATATGGTTGTCGAAAGAAACATGGGTAGCATGAGGAGTGGGAATTAATTATGAGAAAAATCTTGAAGATTGGCTTGATCCTGGTGCTTTTGGTCTCGATTTTTTCCTGCGCGGCATGGAAGGGAATGGGTACGGCTGAAAAGATTGATGCCACAGTTGCCTACTATCAGTCGTTTTCCAAAGGGCTCACCGTGGCTGCCGAGCTCGCAGCGCAGGTCCATCCCGAGCTTAAGCCCTCGGTTGACGTGGCTATGAACGCAATTAACGTGCTTGATCGTACGGTTAACCTTCTCGCCTTACTGAAAGATAATGACCAGATCGAAGCGCAGATGCGAGTAGTTTATGGTGCGGCGCAGGCAGCTAATGCCGCGGTTGGAGCGGTCGTCCATGACGATGAATCAGCGCTTCAAAGTTTTTTCGACGGCTCAATTCCAGTAGCACATGCTATCCGGTTATGTCCAGGCGCGATGAGATTTGGCATTCAATGCCCTGGCCCTCTGGGCTCATTAGGCTGAAAATCTACAGGTGGTGATATGGAACCGAAATCGATAGTCAAATCGAAACTCAACTGGACAGGGCTTACGATGGTTGTGATGGGAGCAATCAGTGACCCATCGTTCCAAATCTATTTCGGTGATTTGATCCCGCAGGCATGGCTTTCACGGGTTCTCTTTCTCGCCGGGTGGTCTGTGATTGCACTCCGCACTCTTGGGACCAGTCGGCCTGTAACGCTCAACTGGAAAATGCCATGGGGTGATAAGTAAATATGAGAGCCATAACTCCTCAAGAAGAGCTTCGGATTGCTCGGGACAATTTGAGATCTTACGAGCATGCACTAGCAGCCCTAATCACTTGTCCACCGTTGGATTCAGTTCGAAAAGAAAAATGCGTAGTTATGGGTGCAATTGTCGAGTGCATTGAACAAAGTCGAGAGATTGCTAGACGTAAGGAATCAATATTGGGCCGGTGTCCAATCTCGTAGAAAAAGGGGGTTATGAACCAGCCATGACGAGAGAGTCCTGTATGCTACATGAAGCATTCGAGAAATGGCAAGATGAAAGATGGCAAGATCAGAAGAAAATTAATGAATCTCTATTCGTTCTATGCCACGATCTGTCATCAAGTGTTAACGATTTGAAAGACAGAATCAGTTATATGGGTGGGATCATGGCAGCAATTATCGTTATGGCTCCGTTCCTCTGGAAGTTAATTGCCCATGTACTGGGGGTCAAACTCTGATGGATCAACCGGCTCAAGCTTCTCGTTCCCGGTTCGGCTGGACGAGAAATGGAATCAGAGATTTGATGGGTGGTTTCATGGCCTACATATCCGGGACCACACTCTCCCGCCGTGCTGATATCATGGCGAAGGCTGGGACCACGTTTGGAGGAGATCGCCAGGTATACCAGATCTTCGGGTGGCCGATTGCCCCTGATTACGATTATTACTGGCACCTGTACAAGCGCAACGGTCTCGCCAAAAGGATAGTGAAGGCATACCCGAAGGCCACGTGGAGGCTTGGTCCGGAGATCAAGGATGGTGGGAGTGATGCGAGTGAATCGGATTTCGAGAAAGCCTTCAAGGATCTGAATAATCGACGCAGGATATTCCATTACCTGGAGCGTGCTGACCGACTGGCAGTTTTGGGTAGATTCTCGGTCCTCTTTCTGGGATTCAGCGATGGTGCAGATTACGATCACCTGAGAGAACCTGTGGGAGCACTAAGTGGTGCTAATCCATGGGATAAACTCTTATATCTTCAACCCTACGGAGAGGACAAAGTGTCGATCCTCGAATGGGAGGACGATCCATCCAACGAGCGGTTTGGTTGGCCGAAGATCTACCAGATTCAGATCACAAGTCCAGCCATATCAAGCGTGAGATTCAATAGAACTGTCCAGGTACATTGGACCAGAGTGTTACATCTGGCTGAGGATTTATTGGAAAGCGATTTGGAAGGTGATCCCTGTCTTGAATCCGGATTGAATATGATCCTGGACCTTGAGAAAACTTTAGGTGCTGCTGCTGAGGCTTTCTTCCAACAGTGGCCCCCAGGGATGAAGCTCACAAGCCAGAAGGATGCCACGATCAATATCGAGGATTTCCAGGACCAGGGTGCTGGCAAGGAGGTCATCGAGGATTTTATGCATGGCGTCCGCCGGTGGATGGTGATGAATGGTATCGATGTCGAGGCCATCAAGCCAGAACTCGGAGATCCTACCAAGATCATTGATCCCATCCTGGATCTGTTGGCTGGAGCCACCGGAATCCCGAAGCGCATTTTGATCGGTTCGGAACGGGGGGAGTTGGCTTCTTCGCAGGACGAGACCAACTGGAACGAGCGGATAGTTGAACGTAGGAGTGATCATGTAGAACCAATGGTACTCAGACCGTTCATCCAGACACTAATCGATAAGGGCATTCTTCCCATGCCGGTTGGCAAATCATTCACGGTTGATTGGCCCGAGAACGTGAGCTTGAGCGGGGATAAACGAGCAGAAATAGCCGAGCGGTTGTCTAATGCTCTTTCCAAGTATGTTTCCAGCCAGGGCAGCAATGAGGTGGTGCCGGAGGACGTATTTCTTGATTATGTGATGGGTCTGCCCAGGGAAGTCGTTGACAGAATTCAAGAGGTCCGTCAGGAGATGTGGGACCGGGAAGCTGAAGAAATTCTAAAGGGTGAAGAAGAGAGAAAATTAGATCAGACTGAAGGAAAATCTTCCAATGTCTGATCTACAGTCCTTTCTCATCAATCAGTCGGCAGCAGATCCGACCCGGACGCTTACTTTACGTTCCAGGTGGGCGGCAGACTGGTCCAGACGGGTCAAGGCTCTGAAGAGAGTAGTGATCCAATCTGTTGTAGATCGGGATTGTTTTGGTCTGCTGTCCCCTGATGATCGAGTGTTTGCGCAGGCAGCTCCAGAGCCTTCTCAGCCGAGGCAGTTCGCTTACCAATGGAGCAGCGAGAAGATCGAGGCTTTCATGGACTGGCTTCGTGATATGGAGTCTCGTGATCTTCTTGAAATCACAACGCGAGACACGCTTCGACCTGGAGGGGAACCGTGGTCCAACATCTACGTCCGTTCGGCGTACAATCGGGGACTTGCCTACGCTCTCGACAACGTCAGGAAACGTAGTACTGAATTTGGGAAGCTTCTTGGTCTGGAGGAATCGGAATTCTCTCCGGCTTTCAGATCAACCGGAGACTTGGTGTCTCTGCTGATGAACCAACCGTTTCATGCTGACCGTCTTGGACTCATGTACACCAGGGTGTTTGACGAGCTCAAGGGTGTCACGGCCGAGATGGATAAGAGCATCAGTCAGATTCTTACTCGTGGCATGGCTGAGGGGATGAATCCCAGAGAGCTTGGAAAGGCTTTAGCTGATGGAATACCTGATTTGCATATCGGGAGTCCATTTCGGAGAGCTGAAGTTCGAGGCCAACTCATAGCAAGGACCGAAGTCATCCACACACATGCTCAGGCTGCGTTGAATGAGTATGAGGCCCTTGAGAAGGCCCATGGCGAAATCATCCTGGTGGAGTGGGTGGCCACGAAGGATAGTCGAACAAGACCGGCTCATGCTAGACTGGTAGATCCTCACCGGGGTTACGATGGATTAGTGATGACCAGACAGGAGGCTTATTCCAGGATCGGTGAGCCGAATTGTCGCTGTGCTCAAGCTCCTTACATCCCGACTACCCAGGGAATGCCCGCGATGGTCACGGATGCTGCCAAGAAGTTGATAGAACAAGTTTTGGAGAAAGAGAATGCCCATTCCGAAGCCTAAGAAATCAGAAAAGAAAGATGAATTCGTATCCCGTTGCATGGGGGATTCGGTTATGCAAGAGTATGAACAGGAGCAACGAGCAGGGATTTGTTACTCCCAGTGGGAGAGCAGAAACAAACTAAAGGGAAACGAACTTCGACCCATCATAGCCAATCTCAACATTTCAGAGGTTCATGGGGAAACGTGGAAGAGTAAAACGTATCTCGTGGCTCCGGTAGTGATGGCAGTTGAAGGAGTTATGAATGATATATTCTATCCAGAGAGTGAATTGTCAAAACGTCCTGGGGCCTGGAATGGAAGGCCGCTCACTCTCTTCCATCCCAAGGATGGTGAGGGGAATTATATATCAGCCAATGATTCAACTGTTAATGAAAACATCATACTCGGAATCATCCGCAATGTTCATTATGATGAGGGCCTAAAAGGTGAGGCATGGCTCGATGTCGAACACACCCAAAGTTTCCGCCCGGAGATCCTGGATTATTGGAATGGAAAAAAAGATAAACTCGAAGTCTCCACAGGACTATGGGGTGATGTGCTCCCAGTTCCTGGAGATCATAATGGAGTCAGTTATAAGGGAATCATGACCAATTTGATTCCTGACCATTTGGCTTTGCTCCCAGGTGGAGAGGGTGCATGCAACTGGCAACAGGGATGCGGGTTGAGGAGCAACGAATCCATGAACAAAGACAAAGAGAGATTGGAACGGATTCTGAGTAACATCACTGATAGAGAATTGAGGCAATCGATCCAGGCTTCTCTTGATTCTTTTGACGTGCGAACCACGACCAAGCAGGTCAGCCATTATCTGGAAGAGATCGACCTGACAAAGAAACAGGTGATCTACGAAGAGTATACAAGAATCGTGGGACCGGATGGATCTTCCATATCCAGCTCAGATCGTCTATTGCGACGTGATTACAAGATGGAGAATGGCGGGATTATATTAGGGGACGAAGTGAAAGAGGTTCGCCGAGTGGTCTCTTATCAAGAGGTTATATCAAATGAAAAGGAGAAACCAAGTATGAATGAGCAAGAGAAAAAGTCAAAAGTGGACGCTTTGATCGCTTGCCAGCGATGCAGATTCGAGGAGAAGGACCGGGAATTCCTGATGAACATGACTGAGGAGCAGCTCCTCCTAGTCACTCCCCCTGACAATGTGATTCTGGCAAATGAGCGGAATTCCGGAGGATCGAAGGCAGGTGATATCAAATCTACTGAGGCTGGTCCTGATGGGAAAAAGGAAAATCTTTCCGGGAACGAAAAGCCGATATCTGCTATTGATTGGCTCAATGCTCAACAAGATATGCCGTCGGAGATTCGTGAGATTATTTCCCAGTCCATGCT